GGGGTCGTAATTACGATCGCATTTCCAAACCCTTTAGGATCCATTGGGTGGGCCCGCCCACACACAAGCCCCCGCGACCTAAAATGGACGTGATAATTTTGCAACAGTATTGACACAAGATGTAGTGATTCGGTGGTATTTTTGCAACAGTGTTCATAATGGTCCCCGATCCGCGAAACAGGGAAAATGGACTTGCAATCTATTTTTAAATTTCGTACGCTCCCAGAATAAATAGGAGGAAAAAACAATGAAAGACAAAAAAGTATATATCGTAAAAGACGCCAAGACGGAGTTAAAAAAGATTAACGACGTTTTGTTAGAACTGTACAACACTCCAGGCATGGCGTTGCACTTTCAGCCTTCAAAGCTAAAGATCCTGAAAGAGCAGATTGAAAAATTAGTTTTATTGGAGCAGGTTGTATGATCGAAATCTTTTTAGAAGCACCGATCGAATTGCAAACATTGATACTGGGCGGCGTAGCCGCCCTTATCGTGGTCCTTGTTAAAGGGAACGGGGAGCGGGATGATTTTGACCGTAAGTTTAAACAAGATCAGAAGTGGAGGAAACATGGCAAGTAAACCAGTAACTAAATATAATGTTTATGTGTCCGATATGTTTTTGGATACTAAACAACCTAAAAAGCACCAGGAACGATTTATAAGAAAACTCCTGGGCGATGACGCTTACTATCAAAGATGGAGAAGGTTAAAGCGTAAGAAATAAGTTTCGGCTCCTGGGTCATGAGCCTTGATAAAACTGACCCCTTGAGCCCTGGTCCATTGGTATAGTGAGCGTTCGCGATTAAAAGTCATGCGCCATGCTAATGGACCTGGGGTCAAGTGTTAGTAGCGGTATGTTTTAGTCCGAAGTGAACACTTGACCGTTTTTTCCACCTAAGAGCTCGGCGCTTTAGCGCCGAGCTCTGATAAATATTTAATTATTTCATTAACTTGCAAGCCCTCAACAATCGGCTCAGTTTTCAGGCCACGGGAAACCAGGTCCATAATCTGACAGCTTTTATATAAAAAAAAATGGGTGGGCCCGCCCGCGCGCAAGCCCCCCACGTGTTGCATTTTTGCAACAGTTGTATTTTTATCACGGTTCATGGGCCGGGCAACAAGGATCAAGGCGCCGGGACCGTGGCGCAGGTGCCAGGAAACCTGATGAGGGGAAAACCTAATTTTGTTGCCTTTTGTTGCCTTCAATTCTAACGTGAAAAATGTTTTATTTTGGTTATATCCTAAGAGATCCGGAACGCCAGGAATGGCCCAGTTTTCAATACGATCAAACAAAATACCGGCGCTAGATTTTTTTAAAAGTTTCCACAAATCACGCTCATTTTTAATCATATTTTTTAAGGCAACATATCAACAAATAAAAATAAAAAAAGGCTTGCATTTTTAGGATAATCCCTTAAAGTCCCAATCATAAAGATATAAATAACAATAGGAGGAATATGTATCTTATAATTAAAAAAAGTGATTTCGGTTCTGCTGGTTTAAGTTTCAGTGTAGCCGGTCATGACAAAGACAGGTCAAACGCTATAAGGAAACTATTAGCCCTTGACACTCTCAACGACGATAAAAAGCAAACGTCGTATGCTTTATGGTCGTCCTCTCATGGTGATTTAGACACTAGCACGGAACGGGCTTTTGGTTCACCGATGGATAAATACGATGAGCAGGAAGGAGGCCAGGCCCATGAGTAAAAATAAATATATGACTAAATATCAGTTGGAGCATTTAAAAAAACGTGTTGCAGCTGAAATAGATCCTATCATTGATGAAGCCAAATTGATGAGAAAATCGGTTGTTGCTGACTTGACGGCCAGCGCTGAAGGTAAACTAGCCAAAAAAATAAAAGCGGATGTAGTTATTAAGGACCTAGAGAAGGCCTTTAAGAGCTTAGAAACCGCGCAACGTAAAGCTAAAACTTTTTTCACTAAAGGCGTAAGCGCTGATATGAAAAACGATCTTAAATATTCTTTTAAAGAATATTCGGATGACAGCTACGGGGCCGGCTTAAAACCTGAGGATTGCAGGGAACAGTTAAGAAGCTGGGCCGAAACTTTAGCAATTAAAGAAGCTGAGAAAACGCCTGAAGGTAAGAAGGTTAAACAGCTGGAACTATACAAAGCCAGCGCAATAAACCAGGTATTTGAAACCGGTTTACCGTCGGAACTTCCAAAAACACTGGAGGCCATATTCAAACCACTGGGCATAATATGGAATAAAAAAGAAGCGTTACAAATAGAAAACAAATAGAAGGGGGCGGGGGTGAGAGCCCCCGCAATAAATTATGAGAAAATTAATATGCGATTTAGATTACGAGAACGAACTTGAAAAAAATTACGAAAAATTAAATGACTGGCTGGACCAATGCCCATTTGAATGGCAGGAGGTGGGCCACCCGTCCAGCGGTATGACAACAGTAAATATAACGGTCGTAAAAGATGATTAAAAATAAAACCTTTTATATTAGATATTACGCTACAAAACACAAAAATTTTATTAATCGCAAGGGTACATGGGACGATAAAAGTAGGACCTGGGAAACTAAGACGGGCCAGCCAGCTATTACTTATTATGATTTAGATCAGGACGATTACAGAACAGCAATAGGAGGTTTTAGTATTAAATATGTATAAATCAAATATATTTTTTGAACATTATAAAAAAAGAGACGGCGCAATTTATAAAGATTTAGCGGGTTTAAATCATAAAGAACGTATTAAAATGCTTAATGAATTTATTATGAATAGTTTTAAAGTTAAATGTCAAATTTTGGAAAGTGATAAACTATATAAACAATATTCAAGTTTAATCAAAGCTAATGAGAGGTCGATTAGATTTTTTTGTAAGTTAAAAAAATTCTGCAATAAAAATAAACATATAAAGGAAGTATGAAAATATATAAATCAAAAAAATTATTGAACATCGACAACAACGCCAAAACAATTAAAGGCCAAAAATTAAAAGTTAAAACAGCTATCTTATACCTGGCGCCAGCTAATGAGAGCGGTTTTAATATGTGCCCAATGGCAAGCGCTGGGTGCAAGGCCGCGTGTTTATTCACGGCAGGCCGGGGCAAGTTTAACAACGTAAGACAAGGCCGAATTAATAAAACAATTTATTTTATGAAGGACCGCGAAAACTTTTTAAAACAATTAATAAAAGAAATTAGGCTACACGCCGACAAGTGCAAGCGAGAGGGCTACAAGCCAGCCGTGAGATTAAACGGAACTAGCGACGTGGCCTGGGAACGATTTAAAATATTTGAGATGTTTCCGGATGTTCAATTTTATGACTACACTAAGATTTACAAGCGGGCGTTGATGTGGGTTAAAGGCTGGTTTCCTAAGAACTACCATATTACATACAGTTTAAATGAGGATAATAAAAAACTAGCTTTTGATATTCTAAAGAAGGGCGGAAACATAAGCGCGGTTTTTAGAAGTAAAAAACTACCTAAAAAATTTAAAGGCTTCAAAGTTATTGACGCTGATAAATCGGATGTACGTTTTAAAGATCCAAAAAATATAATTGCTGGCCTTTACGCTAAAGGCAAGGCTATTAATGACCAATCCGGCTTTGTATTAGATAATTAACCTCTAAACTATACGAATGATTTTACCCATTTTAATTCTAGGTTTATTACATCGAAGCACAAGCCGATGAGTTTCCGAGCTACCAAGCACCCTATTTTCAAGGAGAGTCATAGTGGTTAAATCGTACATTTCACCGTTAGGAAGCTCTATTTGTACCCTAGCGTCCAAGCACACCGGCGATTGCATAAACTTATCTATGGCTTTCTTTAACTGTCTACCGTCTACCATGCTTGCAATATATCCTATATTTTATATATTGCAACATTATGGGCGTACCTAAAAGATTAACAGACATGCAGAAAAAATTCGTTGAATTTCTAGTTTATGGCGATCCAAAAAGCGGTGAACCATTGAACCAAACTGAAGCGGCCAAGCTGGCAGGATATGCCCCAGAATCCGCACGCGTGGAGGGTTCTCAATTATGCAATCCAAAACTATCACCACTGGTGGTAGCCTACAAACGTCAATTAGAGCATGAAAAACTACAAAAACATGAAGTGACCCACCTTGGTCATGTGTCAAGACTCAATGACTTAGGTAGAAAAGCAGAGAAAGAAAAGAAGTATCAATCAGCAATTAGGGCAGAAGAATTAAGGGGACGAGCAGGCGGTATGTACGTCAATCAAACTATAACTAAAACAATTACTGCAGATATAGAAGAAGATAAGAAAACTATTGAGAGAATAGAAGGGTTTAAAAAGAACTTAAAACAATTAAATTCTAATCACCCCGCAATGAAAGATAAAAAAGATTAAGCTAGTATCTTTTCCATAGATATTATACAGCCCGCAGGAAATATATTTGTATCACTAAATACTTCATCGGTTTCATCGTAAGAACTAAATGTAATTAAAAACTTTTTTGTTTTCTTAAACACATACGCTTGCGTTATCATTTTACAGATCGGTAGCTTATCCATCTCATCCTTATTTTTATGACCGCTGTCGCCGGTGATGTCGAGCCAACGTATAGTATAGAAGTAATACTTACGTTTATTAATCACAGCGTGTTTATATCTTTTCTTCCGACGTCTAGGCATACGGAGGTTATACTATTTAAAACGTAAATCTGAAAATTAAAAAAGGAAATCTATGCTCGCGACCTCTATGAGAAATTTGTACCATGCAAAAACTGGTGTAAAATATAGCTTTTTAGGTCATTTGTACCCTAAATTAGAAATAAAAAGTCAATGAAATAGCCATTTTTTGAATTTGTACCTTTTTCATGTTTTGACCTAAGGTACAAAAATGAGCGAATAAGTGTTGGTATTACTATCTTTTTTAATTTGTACCCTGTGGAGAGGTAAAAAACAAATTTTTTTTTAAAAACTGTTTTACTTTCAAAAAGTACTATACCAGGGTACAAAGTGTTGCAATTATGCAACAGTACCATAATACTTGTCTACCCTCTTCAAGAACTCATGTTGAAATGTGACAAATTCTTGTCCTTCGGAGGTAAATTTCTGAAAAAAGCCATCTTTAGAACACATTAGGATAACACCCTGATTTATTTTAGTGCCGTATACATAGTTGTGAGCCATGGCATAAGCTCCTAATTGTAAGAAATAATCGCTGATCCACTCTCTTCGCTTGGGTTTATTGGTCTGTTTAAAGTCAACAATGCTTT